TACGAGATCCGTCTCGAACTTCTCAAGCTGGCCAACGAAATTCTCTGCACGCCAGTGTATCAAAATCGCGAAAACAAACTGCAAGAGTGGCACGCTAGTCGTGAAACGTACCACAATGAAGTTGCGCCGCGAGATCCCAAACCGTTCCCAACTTTGCCTGATTTCCCATCCACCACGGATGTGATCAGCAAGGCTGAAGAACTCAACAAGTTTGTAAGTCAGCAATAAACAAGGCCCCGCAAGGGGCTTTGTAGTAAATACACCATGGAAGTCAGCAAGATTACCGAAGTAACCATATTTGAAAGCCCCGACGGGGGCCGCACTGTTTATGCTCGCAATCCTGGACGCCAGGATCGACAACTTCACTGGCAAGATCCTAATCTGCAAAAAGAACTTGAAGTACTGGAACAACAGAAACGCTGGGTAGACATATTCCACACCAGACGAGACAATGCCGAACTCAATCACTTGTGTGAACAGGTAGAAATACTCTATGAACTCAGCCGGAACAACAAATGAAATATGCTTGCCAGACCCGGTTTGATATCACAGCCACTGGGGTCACAGGACACTGCAAGGCCACACGCATGCCTTTTAGAGATCGTGCCGGACAAGAGATACATGACACAGACAGTTGGAATCGCAGCCGCAATCAACAGCGTAATTGGGAAACTTTGACGCAGATACTGGGTTTGCGCACACAGTTGTTTGCCTTGACTGATCCAGTGCTGGATGTCACTGGCACACGTTGGATGTTTGAGTTTGAAACCGAAACCCAGGGCACTTATGGGCCAGAATCTGATCCTACACAGATCCTGCGTGCTGATGCCGACGGTGTGCCCATGTTGCGCGAGCTCAACAATGACCCTGACATAGAACCTTACTTGATCACAACCGGGGATCGCCAGAACATTTGGTTTGCACCTTTGCCGATAAATAATTGATCATGAGCGAAGCCACAGAAATCGAAAAGAAAAGTCTAGAAGCACACGTGGAACTGTGTGCCGAACGCTACAACCAGCTGGAAGCTAGATTTGAGCATGTGGATGGCAAGATCAGCCACTTGGACACTCTCCTGCGTGAAATACATGACATGGTTCAACGCATGAGCGAAAAACGCACAGATCAACTCATCGGTTGGGGTGTGGGCATCATTGGCGCACTTGTAGCAACCACAATATATCTCGTCACACACTACGTATTAAAATGATCACCTCACAAAAAATTGAACGCCTGTTTCGCCAGGAATTTAGCGATATCATGCCCAATGTGATCTACGAAAGCGACGACGGTGTCTACCAAGTGTTTGATCGCTATCGTATACAACCCACACAGTATGGTTACCGCGTGTTTTGTTCAGCCACAGAAGTGGGCACATTCAGCACTACACGGTCGGCCCTCAGCTGGTGTATAGCCGACAAAAACCGAGCCTTTAACACAGCCAGAGAGTTGCTGGAAATAGATCAAAAATTGTCCTGTTTGACGCATGACATAGCTACCCGAGCTGCCATTGGAGATCGCAGCAAAAATCCAAGCCTTCGAGAAACCATATTGACCAAGTTAGAAAGCAAGATCATACACAAAAAACAACTGGAAAATCAACTAGCCAAATGTGTCAACTGGGCTAAATATGTTCAACAACGAGGATTTGACAATGAAACTCAACGAATTGGCCGTAATCAGCCCAACAAAACAAGCCGCTAAAGTATTCGAAAGTTACTTTGGTAATTCCATTCAATTTGATGCTATCACGCCGGCCCAGGCACGTGGTATGCTCAAGCGTGTGCGTTTCATGATCGCAGAACATCGCCGTACTCCACAATTCCACAGCAGTGAACAAAATCCTGCTTATCTAAAATTGGTAGTCATGGAGCAAGCTCTGGCAACGCAAGCCACAGCTCCTGTCGCAGGTTCTGCACCACAGCAAACTCCTCAACAACAACAGGCCGCTATGACCTTGCAACGTCAACAACGTCAGCGTCAACTTGACGATGAAGAAAAACAGTTGACCAAACAGACTCAAGAAATCACAGCCAGAAAAGCGGCCATACAAAAAGAAAAAGCCATGTTGGAAGGACGTCGCAGTCTCAAACAACGTCTCAAAGAAGCTAGTGAAATACAACAGGCTCAAGTAGTGTTGGCCAGCCAGGACATGGTTGACCAAGTACAAAAGATGAGCGAACAAGTGTCGGCCATGCAGTTCAAAGATTTGCCAGCCTTGGTAGATCAGATCAAGAACGAAGTTGGTGTGGATCAAGCCACACAGTTCAACGGCGATGCCTCGGCTGCACTCAGTGGCTTGCTACAAAACTTGCAAGGTGCCAAACAACAACTAGAAGCCGCACTTGGTGTGGTAACTGGTCAAGCACCAACGGTACCTGGCGCTGACATGGGTGCAGATGCCGGACTCGGAGGCGAAATGCCTGCTGAGTTACCTGCCCCAGGCGAAGAAGAAATCACAGCCACTGATATCGACATTGAAGAACCAGACGCTGAATCACCAGCCGCGTCTTTGGGTCGTGCCCGCAGATAATGTTAATACGTGAGTTTGTTGAAACCAAACCCGATGCTGGACGACTTGCTGCACTGAGCAAGTTCTTATCCAAGCGTGCCGAGGATGAATCAGCACGCAAACAGATCAGCCAGGACGCTTTTATCCAAGCAGCCAAAAGCGTTGGAGTCAACGTCACACCCGACAATCTGGGCGAGTTGATCAGCCAAGAACCTCTCAGCAACATACTTGAACCATTGGAACCAAATAGTGGTGTGGTACGTTTCAAAGGCGATACCGAAGCACAAACAGGCATGAGTGTGGATCAGGCTAGAGCCGTGGTAGATAGCAATGCCAAGGCCGCAATGAAACGCCGCCAATAACCAAAATCCGTTGTAAATACCTGTGCAGTGTGTTACAATAACTCAAGGAGTGTCAAATGGCCTATTCTGAAAAAGTAATCGATCACTATGAAAATCCCAGAAACGTGGGCAAGATGGACGCTGGCGATATCAATGTGGGAACCGGCATGGTCGGAGCTCCGGCCTGCGGCGATGTGATGAAACTGCAAATAAGGGTTGAAGATGGTATCATACAGGACGCAAAATTCAAGACTTACGGTTGTGGATCGGCTATTGCGAGTTCGTCTCTCGTTACCGAATGGGTCAAGGGTAAAACGCTGGAGCAAGCAGGATCGATTAAGAATAGCCAGATCGCAGAAGAACTTGCCTTGCCTCCGGTTAAGATTCACTGTTCGATCCTTGCTGAGGATGCGATCAAAGCCGCAATAGAAGATTATAGAGCTAAACATCCGCAATGATCAATGTGACTCCTCGAGCCGCCAGCAAAATCGTCAGCAATCTGGACCGTCGCGGTGGCGGCCTGGGCATCAGAGTAGGTACCAGGACCACTGGATGCAGTGGGCTGGCTTATGTGCTGGAGTATGTGGATCACCCCGAATCGACTGACATCATTATCAACAGCGATGGATTCAAGATTGTTGTGGATCCTCAAAGCTCACCTATACTGCAAGGCCTGCTCATTGACTATGTGCGTAACGGACTCAATGAAGGATTTGAATTTTCCAACCCCCAAGAAAGAGACCGCTGTGGATGCGGAGAAAGTTTCCGAGTTTAATTTGTACAATCCCAAGTTTGATTACCAGCCCCTGAACAGGGTCACAGAAGATGGGCGTCGTTTATACGACACGCCCGGTGGCAAATTGCCCAGTGTCACAACTATCTTAGACAAAACCAAGCCAGCAGAATCACGAGCGGCACTGGAACAATGGCGCAAAAATGTAGGACACGCCAAAGCCCAGCAGATTACTACAGAAGCTGCCAATCGTGGCACTAGAATGCACACTTACTTGGAGCACTATGTAAAAACTGGCGAGCTCAAAGATCGCGGCACAAATCCATTTGGCTGGGCCAGTCATGCCATGGCCAATACTGTAATCGAAGCCGGGCTTGCCAACGTCGACGAATTTTGGGGTGTAGAAGTTCCGTTATATTTTCCTAAGTTATATGCAGGAACCACAGACTGTGTGGGCATACATCAAAAA